TTTCTTAACCTGTTTAGTTGTACGAATACCTAATTGTGAACCTCTAGCACTAAACATAGCACCAAGTATTTGTCCTGCTCTTCCTTTTTGTGTAGTCATTAATATATTTGGATATTCAATCTCAAAATGTAAACCATCTGAAATTTGAGCACCTATATCATTTACTTCAACAAGTATATGTGCCTCATTATATTGTTTACATACTTTAGCAATTGTTTCTGGAAATAATATTGGTTTAATTTCATTATCTCTAAATGTAGCAACTACTCTATAAGGTAAATTGGTTACATCAAAAATAATAAATGCTGAATAATCTTTTAAAGTACCTCTAGCAACATCAACCGTAGACAAGTATGTGTTTCCCTTAACTGGTTTCTCAAAAATACTTAACCTGCCGTTTGTATGTATAGGTGTAATATAAGGTGTCGCTTTTATTTTAGCAGGTGAAATTAATGTATTAACAGAACCTAAAAATTCACACTCAAATTCTGAACTGAATTGAGCTTCCGAGGTATTTCTAATCGTCTCCTCTTTCCATTTGGCGTCTCGGCCTGGTACTTCTGACCAATGTACTTCAACAGGTACATAATCATTTTGTCCATTTTCAGCGTCTATCCATAATTTATAAAATTGATTCATACCGTGAGGTGTTGAAACTATAATTACTTTAGTTGTCTTACCAGAAGTAATAGTAGGATAAACAGAACTAAAAAATTGTTCGGCAATAGTAGTAGGTACGAAAGCAAACTCATCAAGGAAGATTATATTATAAGAACCTCCCCTTACTGCTGATGATGAAGTAGCAGCCGCTACTATTTTACTTCCATTTTCTAATTCAATATTACCTTTATTCCAATTCAATACACCTTGTTGTAACCAACTAGGTAAGTTCTCATAAGCAAGTTGTAGTCTTCCTAATATATCTCTAGCAGTTGAAGATTTATTAGCAAGAATTGCAATATTAGAATTTGGATTAAACATTGCATAATGTAAAAGATAAGAAATAATAGTTGTAGATTTTCCACTTTGTCTAGGCAACTTATAAATTGAAAACCTATTATTGTGCATAGTATTAAGCATTTTATCTTGGAACTTATAAGTGTTAAAAGGTATTAAACCTTCATCAAGGGATACAATCTTTACATAATTTTTAATAAAATATGTTGGACTTGCAGAACACTTTTTAAATTCTAAAACCTGTTCTTCTGTAAACTCAACAGCTGTACCTACTTTTTTTAAATTCGGGTTTCCAAGATAAGTATTATCCATCTTTTTTCTCTTTGTCGTCTTCTACTATCGTAGCGTTTTTAATTTTATCTTTATTTAACATCTTTTGCAACTCGGTAGTACTCCCAACAAATAAAGCATTTTTAATATTAGCAGTAGTCTTATTAGGCAACTCTTTTAGTCTTGCTAATTTTGCTTGTAAGTCGTGTAATTTATCAACGGTATCTGCTACATTTTTAATTAATGCACCTGCAACTTCATATGCTCTAGGATGTTGTCCTTCTTTTGCAACATCTAATATACCTTGAATAGCGTCTTGTCCTCTTTCAATTAAACTATAATAGTTCTCTCTACTATATTTGTAATCATTTTCTACATCATCTTTCTTTGGATCCTCTACTCTAGGTACAGGAACCTTTTTCTCTTGTACCATTAATTCAGCAACAGGAGTACTTTCTTCTTTGATACCTAAAATATCATTTACTTTATCTTCTAATCTTCCCATTAGTCTTTACCTTCTATACTAGTTCCTTTAAAAGGATCCTTTCTTGTATCTCTATTATCTTCACTATAATTTTCCAATAAAGAAAAATTACAATTTAAAACAACTCTCATATCATTTTTTATTGGATTACTACTTGCGTGAAATCTATTTCCTTTAAACATAACGCACCTATTTTGTTTTGGTTCTATTCGTTTATGTATAGTTAGTTTTTCTGGTTTCTCTAGTTTATCAGGATCAAAAGATTCATTAAACAATACGGTGTCGCCATCACTATTCATTGGATAATAAAGTAAAACAAAATGTCGTGCCATTTCTTCATCATCAATGTGTGGTGTATTATAGTTACCTTCTTTAAATCTTGGATGTGGTTGTATCATATTAAATTTTAATCTTAATATCTTATCTACCTTATAACCAAAACCTTCAACCATCATATTCAAAGCATATTTAATTGGTTCGTATCCTGGATTAACAACTGCTCTTTGGTCGGCGTGATTAAAGACTCGGTGCACCATTTGAATAGTATTAAATGTATTATCATCTTTGACAATACTTGGTTTATCCATTTGTGTTGGTAATATATCTTGTGCTATTATATATCCAAGTCTGTGTATATTTTGATAAAAACTATTGGCTAGTTGTTCTGGTAAAGCATTGTCTTTGACTAATACATTGTTCATTATGTCCTCTCATATTATGAATCACTTCCTGTCGTAGGATTAAATTTCTTACCATCTTCAAAAAATGATATAGTTGTTGTAAACCCAAAGTCGTCTCCTGAATTTGCTGTAGATGGATTTGGTGTAATTACTATTCTTTCTTCTCTTGCTTTAGTGTCAAAATTTGTTCCTAAATCTGATTGTACTTTTCTAACAATACCAGCAGTTGTTGCAGGTCCGTATAGATAAGTTTTAGCAGTAAAACTAATTGTATAAATTACTGCTCTTCTAGTTTCAAAGTTTCCATCATAACTATCTTCATAATCTACATTTCCAATTATGATTGGAACATCACGCTTAATACCCATACTAGGTACCATATTAATTGTAACCGTATAATCTGGTTGAAAGTATGGTACTATTTGTTCAACTATCTGTAATCCATTTTCAGCAGTTGCTGTAAATATAAACAATTTATAATCTATATCATATGGAACTGGAGTATAATTAAAAACCATTTTGTTTTTTTGGTCATCAGCAGTACCATCTGTTTTTGGCATCCTAGTTTTTTGTAATTTATTTAATTTTCTACTAGGGTCATATTTTATACCAGATATTTCAAACCCCATACGAGGTAGTACCGTTGCGAATTGTTTATCAGTTAAATCACCTTGTTGAGTTAATCTAACTAAAAACTTTTCTTTTGGTGCATATGCTAATGGCACCGTAAATCTTTTAACAACTGAATTATTTGCGTCTTTAGTTTGTACTACAATATTATTAAAAATTTGACCAAACGCAATAGTCAATCTTCTCATACCTTCGTTATAAAAATGTGTACCGAACATTATCTAACCTCTCCAAATGGATTTGTTTCTGTAAAGTCTAATATATCATCAGCAACCGTAGCAGTATCAAACCCAGCAGCTGTATCTAAATCTAAATTATCAGCGTAAGCAGATTTTGTTTGTATATCTGTAGCGGCGTCTCCATCAGTTGTAGTATCATCATATTCTTCTTGTATTATATATTGTGGATTACCATATGCGTCTCCTGTTTCTAATTGTAACATACCAGTATAAGAAGTTTCGTTTAGTGTACCATCTTCAAGTCTAAACTGATATTGTAAACTTGTATCAAGCGATTTTCTATCATCTGCTTGGTCAATATCAGGATGTCCAGTATTAAATTCTTCTGAGCTGTATTCAAAAGTTTTACATCTTAATTTGTATACAGGTAAACTTCCTAATTGAAAGAAAGGTTCCTGGTCTTCAACGAAAGCAATTTCAAAAAACTTGTTCATTAAAGGATAGTAAATTATATCACCTTCATTAGGTCTACCATCTACTACTAAATTTGCTGAGTCGTCAACTTGTTCTTGGTATCTTCTTTTTGCAACAACAAAAGTTGTATCGTCTCTAATTTCCATTCCAAATTTAGAAATAATCTCTTGTTCTCCAGCAAAACCTTCAACCGTTTCAAAATACATTTCAACCAAATAACTTTCATCAAACCTAGACGCAGAATCTTCACCAAGAATTAAATCTCTATTAACTAGAGTTCTCGGTAAATAATAAACAGCGTGTCCATAGATTTTTAAATTTTCTACGATTAAATCTTCTATTAATCTTTTCTCACTTTGACTACCTATGCCATCGCCGCCTTGAAAATAATGATTAACGGCCATTTGATTTTTATCCTATCATTAATGCTGGGTGTTCTTGTAAACTCTTCATTTCTTCCTCTAACTTTTCTATATCGGATAATGCTTGAGTGTAAATTTCTTCACCCTTTAAAGTTACTCCACCTATCATTGCTACCCCAGCGAATTTAGATAAGTTAGAACCCCATTGTTTTTTAAATAAAGCAGTTACATATCGTTTTAACCAAATATCATTATAGACATCTGTATATGTGTCTGGATCTAATTTACGCCAACAATCTATAACTAGATATTCACCAACTTGTAAATCGTTTTTCCAATCCATATCAATGTATAATCTATTGTCGTGTTGATTAAATCTTAATGGTTTTTCACCAACCAATATATGGTCTAGGAAATCTAGTTGTCTCATTACTATGTCATAGTTAACAACAGAAGTTGATGAGAAATCATATAGGTCATTTAATCTTAATTGGTATCTAACATCAAATAGATTTAAATTACCTTTGTTTGAGAAAGGAAATATATTTGTAACCGCAAATACGGTTTCAGGTACTATAATATAATTATTACCTTCTTTCCAGGTACTAGTTACAGAATTTTTTGTTGCGCCTTCGGTACCATCTGCTAAAATTCTATTTTGGTCTGCTTGAGTATACTGATATTTTAAATATGTTCTTCTGATTCCATCATAGTGATATTGTGAATAGTATTGTACTGCTTCATCTACTCTATCATCTAGTTGGTCATCATCTACATTTATCTCTATAACAGGATGTCCTAATGCTCTTTTAGCATAAGATATTAATGTTTGTCTCGTATTTGGAGTTGCCATAGTTATTTCCTTTTATCTTCTGCTATATTTATAATTTATTGGTAGTCATTTGTTATCCATTTGACATTATCTTCAATCGTTGCTTTATATCTATTTTGAGTGTCTTCTATTTCCTGTGTATTTTGTACTTCTTTATCATATCTTCTTAATAGTGTAAAGTAAACACCTAGATTGCATTCTACTAAACTCAAAGCATTCATAAGTTCGCTTTCTTTTGTTATATTAGTAGCAGCTATTACATTAGGACTATAAATTTTAGTTGCCCAATCAGGTAACTCTCTTACTTTAGATGGTGTATATCCCTTTACTTCTTTAGCAAACCAAGGAACCATAGAGTGGTCTTTCTGTACTGGAGTAAAATCGTGGAAGACATCAACTCTTTTTGTAGTCGCACATATACTTAATCCGTAAATAGGACTATTATATTTTGGAAATACACAACAATGAAGCATATAGAATCCTTTTGTTTCTTTTTCGTCAACAACCTTTAATTGACATCTTCTTGCTTCTGGTGTTTTCCATACTCCTTTACCAATCCATTTACCTTCTCTTTTAAAAATTGCTTGAATATGTGTAGTTACACCTTCTACCATTTCCCATATTCTATTTCGCTGATAGTAAGCCATCGCCAAACCTCTTTTCATTATCTTTTATAAATTTTTGCATATCCTTAAATAGTTCTGTTGCAAATCCAAAACACATTCTTGCTTCATAAACAACACTATTAATATTTTCAGTTAAAGTACTTTGGTCTGAATATTTTTGATAACTATTTACTTTTACTTTTAATGCTTCTTCTAATTCTTTAATATTTTTATACAATTGTCTTCTTCCTTCAACATATCTAATATTAAAATTATAATATGTTCCTTGACCTGGTACTTTTGATTTTATCATTTGACCACCAGATAAATCTCCCATATGTCTTACATAAATGTGAGCAGCTATCTTATCAGGATTATCCATTAAATTTTCATTACAATGGTCCAAATATTTCTTTGTAGAAGTCATCATTGCAGGTTGCCATTTATATGTCCACAATTCATCAAAGTCTGCTTTAATAAATTTTGCTCTTCGCAATTCAGGCATATCATCAAGGATACCTTCTGACATTGCTAATGATTCTACTATATTATAACATTGATGTTGATTGAAAAGATAGACAGCATAAATCTCTGGATTTATTTTACCTGACATAAGAGTTTTTACAAAATGTTGTCTTTCAGCTTCTTTATGATGTTCCCAAGTAAGTTCCTTTAATGTTTTCATCTTTTAGGAGCGTCTTCAAATTTCTTATCTGTTTCTTTTTTCTTTAGTTCTTCTTGTTTTAAATCTTCTTCAACATACTCTTTATATTCTTCTGGTAAATCATCAATATTCATTTCTTTCATAGTAACCGCATTTTTCATTAATTCTGCTCTTACTTTCATATCTTCTGTTTCGTCTCTATTACCAGCAGACATATCATTTTTACCAGACTTATCTTCCATTATTTCTTTTGCACCAACTTTAAATAGATTAATTCTAGGTAACACTTCATCCATATATTCTTTATGTGCTTCTAAATCCCATACTAAACTTTGTTTAAAATCCCAAGATGTTTTAATCTCAGCTAACATTTCATCTTTATGGTCTTTGTAATATTCGTTAAATTTTGTTTCTAACTTTTCATATAATACAGAAGATTTTTGATGTTTATGTATCTCGCTATGAGTAGCGTATAGGTGAGAAATTATTTTGTGTGGTATGTCTTTAATAGAATTTATATGTTCAACCCAATTTTGAGTTGCATACATCATTGATGGTTGTACCCAAGGCTTACTAACATCATCAGCCTCATAAGGCCATTCTTGTTTCCAAGCTTCGTTTAATTTGTTTTGTATTAGTACTTCGGGAGAGTCTTTAGTATATTCACTACAAAGATTTTCTATTGATGATATAATCAACGATTGATTATAGAGAAAAGTTGCCTTTACCTCTCTAATTAATTTGTTGTTTATATATTCTTCTATGAATGGTAAGGCGTCATATACTTTACGAGCCTTGTCTATAAAGGTTTCTAGGTCTTTCATTTTTCACTCCAAGTTTTTTATATAGTGACCTGTTAACAGGTCTATAATATAGTTATTTATATTGTTGTTTATTAGTCTCTAGGACCCAAGTGGAAGAAGTATTGTGTTTGGTTACTAGCAGCACCTTCACTATAATAATCATAGTGTTGAGTTACTGAAGTACTTCCATCATAACCAGTCCAGTATACTTGACCTCTTTGGTTAATAGCTCTTGGTATATTTGAAGAACTAGTTCCTGAATAGAATAAATCTGTCCATCTATGACCACCTGAAGGTTGGAATACAATTCTTTTTCTTGTTCTAAACATTTCATTGTCTTCCATAGCACCTTGCGTGTCATTACGACCACCATTATTCCAATGTTCTTCATTTGAAGACGGACCACCAAGTCCTTGTTCTTCATTACTATATGGAGAACCACCCCATATTAATCCTTCGTCATCAAGTATCATTGGGAAAGAGTAAGTATAAGTTCCATCACCTCTATTTTGTCCAACATCACATACATTGACAGCCCATTTAGGACCTTTTTGATGTATAAAGCTT